AATTCCTGGTCTGCTTTCATAAAAGTAGCAGCCTCTATTAAACAAGCATATAACAAAGCATCTCCACAATAATCACTCAAATACGTATTCGCTTGAGATGAAGATAACCCTGTTGGTCTTATATTATAACTGATCTCTAAGGTTTTGTCAACCGATGAAGTGGGGGCAAATATGATATTTGTTTGTCTATCTGATGATGTATAAGCTGTTCCATCATTTGTAAATGCCCAGTAGTATGGTTGATCTGTTTGTGTTGCGTTAGTGCCAGCTCTCCAATATTCGCGGATAAATGATTCGTCTTTTTGATAGATCCAATCACCATTAGCTACTCTAACCCATCTCATTGCTACTAAATCTTGAGGCACAGCTAACAGGTTAGTATTAGCTGACAAAGTAGCACTGGTTGTTTTTTGACCAGATGTAAAATCAATGTCTTTGTACATACGTTGTTCTGCCAACTGTATGCATAAATCTATTGGTGCTACACCAGATCCTGTTGCTGCAGTAAATTCTGCCGCATCGTTTTCCATCCAATCTTGAATGGCTTGTTTTAAAGTTGTATACGTAAACATTATAATGCTCCTCCTTGTTGTCCATATCCCCAAGCTCCTTGACCCCAAGTACCTTGAGACCATCCACTAACTACTGGAGTTACTGAACCTTGAGCTGAGCCAGCTGCTATTCCGGTAGGTAATGCATTTGTATCAACAATAACTGTTCCAAGAGCTGTAGCTGTTGCAATGCCTGGTGGTATTTCTGTTGATCCAAAGAATAATCCAGAACCACCTTGAGCTGTTCCTGCAGCTATACCAGATGGTTGATCTGCAAGATTTTGTACTAATGTACCTAAGCCAGTGCCAGCCGCAATGCCAGTAGGTTGATCTGCAAGATTAAATACAGGAGAACCTTGAGCTGTTCCTGCTTCTTGTCCTGGTACGTTTTCAATAAAATCAAGACCGCCGGTATGCAAAATACCATTGTAAGCTTTCATTGTTCCAGAGTATCCTTGATTCAAAGGTCCAAGTCTTACGACAACTGAATCATTTGAAGTATCTGGTCTTGGGTTTTCTATTACGTTACTTCCAGTATTTTTAAAATACTTAGAAGGATCAAGTTGTGCTTGCTTAGATTCCCAATCACTTTTGTGAACCATCATACCAGTCCATTCTCTTCTAAGGTCTTTATGTTTTACCTTAAAACCAGAACGGTCATCAATTGCTACTGCATGTTTTCCTTTAGTGTATCTTGCCATGCCTATCCAATATAACTTTTGTAATCTCGTGGTTGTCTAGCTAAAGCTCTCATTCTTTCAAACACCATTGAGTTGTTTAAAGAAGCTATTCCTGTTTCAGGTTCTGGTGTTGCAACTGGTGCTGCGGCTGGTGCTGCGGCTGGTGGCAGTGTTTCAATCCCTTCTGGTGCGGTGGCAGGACCAGCTGCTGCTGGCGGAGGAGTCGGTTCAATTATATTTCCGTCTGGTCCTAAAACAGGTTTACCAGTTATTCCAGCAATAAAGTATTCGATTGGTATACCTACTGGAGCATTTGGTCTTTCATCAACTGGTGGTTTATTATCAATATTTGGATCTAGATAAGGTCTATTTTCAGCAAACCATTCTAGAAGATTACTAAAGTCTATTCCGTTAAATACGTCTATTGGTCCGTATGCAAAATTAAAACTCATTAGTAATACACCGCCGGTTGCACGTAAAAGCTTACACGTTCTCTATCTTCTTCTCTAGCTTTTTCCCATTCGTCTTTGTAAATTGCAGTAAGTTCTGCTCTTCTGTTTACATCTACAGTCCCAGGATGTTTGTGTGCTAACTTAACAGTTAATCCACTAATCATAGGAGGTAGCATACGTTTTGGTATTTGAACGTTTTGTCTGTAATCAATATACGGAACTGTTACTTGTCCACCAGCTGTGCTAGTCCATGCAACATCATCTGGATATTTAATCATCCATGCTTTTAATTTGTAGTAAGTTTGATCAGGTACAGGCCACAAATAAACTTTGTGTGTAGCTACACCACTACTATCATATTGAGCATTACGCTCAACAGCATATTGTGATGGCTTGCCTGAAGTTGTTTTAGTTGGAAGTTGTAGATAATCAGTAAGACTAATACGTTCTATTTCTTGATCAGAATCTGGGTCAGCATTAGTATCTGTTATAACTGCATCTAATATATCTGAATATGTATTAGAACTAAACGTAATGTGCCCTTGATCTTTGGTCATGGTGTGTTCTATTAAATCAAGAGTAAATAAATTTACACCATCATTAACCCATTCCAACATTAATAAGTTGAGAGAACGTCTAGCTGTAACTAGATCATAACCGCCCTTAGAACTTACGCCAAGTCTTTCATAAGCTTCTTGTATTACATCATCAATCGTTAGATTGAATGTCTGTGTGCCTGATGTGGCCATATTTTGTCCTTCCTATATTAAGGTACGAACAATCAAATAACACATTTGTGCAAATACAGTGCCACCAATTACCCAAATAAATTTAGAAAGTTTATCAATGTCTTGAGCCATGTGGGCCAAATGATTGTCTTTTATTAAATCTATTTTTTGGTTAAGTAATTTGAGGTCGCCTTTAATTTCTATAATCGCTTCTTTGTTAGTTTGCTCGCTCATTTATTACTCTACGTATGTCTTAGTACATTCCATAACAACAGTATACATATTACCTGCATCTGCTGTACCGGGTATAACTATATTAATATCGTCTTGGTTTGTGTTCGAGGATTGGTTTGCAGGAATTCCACCGAATTCTCTGAAGTCCCAATAACCTGTTCCAGTTAATCCAACAATAGGAATATCCCCATCATCATCTTCATAATCTAAACGGGCGTATGAATCTCCTCCATCACCTGTATCACAGGCAAACCATAATCTTTGTATGCTCAAAGTTTTGCAAGTTGTTCCGTTTGGAAGTGCATCCATTGCTGATACATCTCCGAATACTGTAGTACCGCCTGTACCATCTGATTGAATTACTATTTTAATAGTAACTCTTTTTTCATTTTGTTGTAATATAGTTGGACCTGTTACTGTGTCTGCCATATTGTTCTTCCCTTCTTAATCAAGAATATGAGGGCCCGAAGGCCCCCATTAATTATATTATTGGTCTGCGAATGCAGGTGCGTCTGCGCCTTCTGCATAACCCCAAATGTAATAATTAGTGCTATCTTTAGCCATAATATTAACCTCAAATAAACCACTATCTGTAAGAGTTAAACTTGAGTTAGAGTTTCCATCAGAGTAAACAGATACGTTATCTGCGTTAGAATCTAAATGAACAATACCACCAATGTAAAAATTAGTATTACCTGGTGTTAAAATAATTAGATTTTCTGTTTCTTCTGCTGCGCCGCCATAAATAAGTTTATAACATTGTCCAGCAACTGGTGCTGGTAGAGTGATAGTTCTGTTAGCTGCTAGTGCAGGAACTACAAGAGTTCTTCCACTGTGTGTTGCAGCGTCAAGAGTTTTATCTTCATCGCCTAATGCAACAGGTGCGTCACCCATAGTTACAATCTCAGTAATTGTTCCTGTAGTTGCATTTTTACTTATTGCTTTAAGTGTGCTTTCCGATCTAATCGGACCGCTAAAAGTTGAATTTGCCATTCTTTAATCCTTCTGGGAGTATAGTCCCAAGTTATTTTCTTACTGTCTCTATAACGTCTGCTTGGCCAGTCAAGTAAGATTTGTTAAATCCAAGTAGTAAAGGGGACATTTCTGCCCCCTCTACAAAGTGTGTTATACGCCTTCGTTTCCGTATACGCCTCTCCAGTCAGAAAAGCCAAAGCTATATCTTTCTCTAGATTTGTATCTTACGTTTCCAGTTTCAAAGTCGCCTTCCATAGAAGTCGCTATAGGTGCTCTAGTGAACATTTTCATTCCGTTAGGAACATCAGTTCTAATAAAGAACGCATCTGGATCACTAAATCTGTGATTCACATGGTATCCACCTGGAAGCATTCCAGTAGACTTAATTGCATTCACATCATTGTCTGATGATCCTGGTCTGTATGGAGATGCTAGTAGTCTTTCAGCTACGAATACCAATTGTCTTGGTATGTGTAGTGTACGACCTTGAGCCGCAATCGGGATGTCTTTATCGTCAGTAAATCCTGCGATATCAATTAATGCTGTTTCAAGAGAAGCCTCTGAAAGGTCAGCATAAGTTGTAGGTCTGTTAGAACCTGTTGATCCTGAAGCTAATGGGTGAGCGTTAGATACTAACTCTTGTCCATCGCCGCCTGTGAAAGAGCTGTTGAAAGCTCTGTTGTAGACGTTTGCCGCTTTAGTTTGTTTAGCAGAAGCCATTGAACGTGCTAATGCTTTTGTTAATCGAGTAGATAACTTGTCATACAAATTGTCTTCCATAGCTTCCTCAGTAATTGAGAATGCCATAGCGACAGTTTCGTTAGTATAACGAGAAACATACCCCTCACCAGTGTTGCCATATGCAACAGCTTGACCTTCGAATTTAGTTTGAGCTGCCTCAAAACCTGGGAATAATACTTCCTCTTCGAAAGCTCTATTTGATGATTCCTCATCGAACAGTACTGCGTGCTCATTTTCGTAACGTGAATATTCTGTTCCGAAAATTGCGTTCAAACCAGGTACTAATTCTTTGAGTATTTGACCTCTTGTAATTGCCATATTCTATATCCTCCTAGATATTATATACCTGTAACGCCAGTAGCGCCATTTAGGTGTTGGTGTGAGTTAATTTTCACTACTATATCCATAGTAGTACCAGTTGCAGTATAAGTCCCATCAGCTTCTGCACTACCTAAAACAGTTAGTGGAAAAGTGTTAGTAGTTGCTACTGTAGAAGCATCAGCTACTAGTCCTGATTTGTGAGTTATTGCCGAACCTGTTGGTGAAGCTACAATTTGTACTAGCTTTCCAGTTGAGTTCGCTGCAGTTAAGCCTGTGCCTGCTTGATCTGATTGAATCTTAAAGATTGTAAACGGATCGTCATAGACATATGCTTTATATTGTGCTTTCGCTACAGTTCCATTCGCAATTGAACGTACGAATTTTACATCGCCTGTAGAATTATCTTCGTATTCTGCTCCCCAGAAAACACCGACAACCGCACCCGGAGATGCTGCGCCGACATCAGTTACTAGTAAGCCTGAGCTATAAGTAACAAGGTCGCCTTCGAAGTACGCAGATGGTGCAGTAGCAGCAATTCTATAACCATTCATATCTGTATAGTTATTTAAACGTACTGTACCTCCAGCTGCATGTCTTATTGGTGATAGACCATATCCAGCCATATAATTTCCTCCTTTAGAAAATTAATTATTATTATTAAAAGAAAACTAGATAACTAGATATGTCTAATTATTTAGTCTTCGAACTTAGTTTCTTTTGAACTTCCGCCTGTAACTGTAGTCTTTGATTCGTCCATGCCACGCATATCGCCTTGACCTGCATTCTTAAGATCATTCGCGTAAGCTTTACCCATTAACTCTGCTTGAGAGTTATAGTGAGCAGTTCTTTGGTCTGCAATTTCTTGCGGAACTTTCATCAGAATTAAATCTCCTGAACGAACTGTGCCTGCGTGTTTACCTGTATCAAGAACATCTGGATAGGCATCTTCACCTAATTCATCTGGTCTTACAGGCTCATAGCCTTGTCGGACTCTACCATTTACATTTGCATCATCAGCTTGATTAAACAATTCATGTCTAACCCAACGATAATGAACCCCATCAGGTGGTGATTCCACCGTTAATTTACTGGGTGCTGTCCAAACTTTTTTACGAGATGTCGAAGCCCGTGTAGTCTTTTTTCGACTGCTTTGAGTTGCTTTTGTCATATTATCCTCCCGCCTTTAACTGGCGTTGTTTTTGGCGTGCATATTCTTTTAGGTCTACTCCAAGTCTATTTGCCATCTCAACTTCTGTTTTTGATAACTTAACTTTAGAACTACCAGGGTTTGCACGTGATCCCCCTACGACTGTTGGAACCTTATTAACATTCTTCTGCTTAAATTTCTCAGGAAATTCTGAGCGTATTCTAGCATCAAGTTCATTATAATATTCATCAGAATCTTCGTTAGGTACAATACCATCATCTACTAATTCTTTGTGAATAACTAATGCTGCCTGAGACATGATTCTGTCTGAAGTGTCCGTACCACCAAACCATCTATTTCTTTTTTGCCATTCAACTGCCTTACGGTCAGGTGATGGCGCATATTGATTAGGTTGTCTCGGAGTTTCAGTAACTGGATCAGGTGAAGATTGTTCGTTGGGTTTTTGAATTTGAGATTGTGCTCTAGCTTTGTATTGTTGAGCTACAAGAGTCTCAGCTTTTACGCTTGCGAGTGTATCTTGTGCAATAATCTCTTCATCAATGTTGCCATTTTCTTTAGCAATCTTCAAAGCAGATAGGGCTTGTTTTTCTTGACTCTCTAATTTATCAATATAATTGGAAATAGCACTTAACTCATTGTCTTTGTTTTTGTCTTCGAGTTTTCGTGCTTGAGAATGCCATGAAGCTTTATCTTGCTCTGCAGCTTTTAACTTTTCTTCAAGTTCCTTCTTTTGTGCAACAAGCCGCTTTATCCGTTTTTCAGCGCGCTTGCCAAATACTTTCTTTGAATCATCAGAATCTTCTTCCTCAGTTTCTGTTTTGGTTTCTTCAGGTTCTTCAGATTTTTCTTCTTCTTCTGTTTCCTCTGTTTCAACCGTTTCTTCAACTACGGTTTCTATTCCTGTGACTGGAGTCTCAGTATTATTTGACTCTTCAGGAGTATCTCCTTCATTTTCAGATAAGTCAATTACAACCTCATCGGCTTCTTCAACTGTATCTTCTATTCGTTCGTCTATCATATCAGACCTTTCCTTGGGTGCGACCCACGTTTAACGCTATCTACTATTTATTAGTATGCTGTAATTTTACAACATATTGTAGTAGAATGCAAGGGTTATTTTTATTTTAGTGAAATTTTATCTGGATCTGGAACAAGTCCGATTACTTCATCATCATTAATAATTACATAATCTTCTTCATCGTATCTAAGTTTACTGCCAACATACTTGCCAGTAAGCACCCAGTCTCCTACACTGCACCATTTTTGAGACTTATCCTCATAACAATCAGGACCCATAGCTACAACTTGTGATATGTTGGTAGCTAGTTTCTGGTGATGTTTAGTTTCGTCAACTAATATAATGCCCCCTGCTGTCTTCTCCTGCAGTTCTCTAGGCTTAAGTAATATCCTAAAACCTGCTGGAACTGGTAAATCGTTTTTCTTTTTTGTCATGTTACTCTCCTGT